TGGTGGCTGATCCGGTTTTAGTGGCCGCTCCGGTTTTGGTGGCGGTGCCGTCTTTACTGGCCGAACCGGTCTTTGTGGCGGTGCCGTCTTTGCTGGCCGCCCCGGTTTTGGTGGCGGACCCGGTCTTGCTGGCCGCTCCGGTTTTGGCAACTCCCGTAGCGGGCCCCGAGTCAGTGGTCGGGGTAAATTTCACTTCCAGCCAGACTTCAGACACTCGAACGTTCGAACCGTAACTGGAGCATTGGAGGATAATTTTGCCGGCGTTCAGCTTGGCCCACGTGTTAAAATAGCTGTTGACCGCGATCCATGAACTTTTGAACACCCCGGTCGCATTTCCGGCCACAGAACATCCGGACAGGTACACCGAGCCGCTGTCGTACAGCTGGGCCCATACGGTCCCGGTACCGAAATAATCGGGGAGATACATGCACATCCTGACGTGCGTGGGCGGGCATCCATAGTCCTCGTAGTAGGTTTTTTCCACTTTGGCTTCGGCATTCACGTTGCCGAACCGGGCGGACGTTTCATAATCGTGATCCAGCATCGCGTATATATACAGCACATCGCCCGTCAGCTCTTCTCCCACATCATACATAAAATTGACGATATGCGCGGCGCTGATGTGGTCGTGGCTGCCGGTGGAAACCCCGATGGTGTCGCTCACTGCGATGGTGTCGCTCACCGCTATGGTGTCGGATATGGAAATGCCGTCATTCACGTCGATAGTGTCCACCACGGCGATGGCGTCATTCACGTTGATGGTATCGTTTACGCCGATGGTGTCGTTCACGTCGATGGTGTCGTTCACGTCGATGGTGTCATGGATGGCGATGGCATCATCAAGAATCAAATCCACGGCCTGCTGCCGGGTCAATTTATAGGGCACCGTGAACACGGCCAGGCCTTCATAGCCGGTCAGTTGGTTTCCGGTCTGGCCCGTATATGTGGTGGCGATAGATGTTATCCTGAAATTATCCACATAGATGTTTCCGATGGATTTGACCGGATGGCCGCAAATCTGGTACACGAACCGGGTCTTGACTTGCCACACGGCCGCGCCGTCGGCATGGGCCTGAGCGTCCGTGCCGTTGGCGCCCCGGGTGCATCCCGTGAGCGTATTGGAGGACTTGCCGGTATAGGTGATTTCCTCTTCATCAATGCCGATGGTCCCGGAAGATGCGAATTCCGAAGCGTTCGACAGCTCGATGGAGGTCACCGAATCATTGATCTCGGATTCCAGATTGTCCACGCCCCCGGCTTCCACGCACCGGCAGGGCACATGGACCAGGGCGCCGTACCCGATATTCTGCATTTTGCCGATATGGTCCGGGTCCGCGTCCGCGAAATCGTCGGCGGAAATCAACAAATCTTCACCGATTTTTTTGTTGTATTTTTCCCAGATTCCGCGAACCGTAATCCTGCACTCATAAAGATCGTATTCGGGCTGGCCCCGGATCACGCCCTTGAAAATAATTTCTTTTTCGCTGTCCAAAAGGCCGTCGAACCATTGGTATAGTTCCACCACTACGTTTTCCGGCGGGTCGTCCTCCGTGAAATTATCCGAGAACCGGGACGGCTCTATATTAATGATCACCAGTTGCAGATCCGATACCTCGATATTTCCCAGAACGCCCCGGCCCGGGGTCTGCTTAATGGAACTATCAATGAACCCCCAGGACTTGATCAATCCCGAATGGGCGGACCCGCCCGAGGGCGTCACATCCCGGTCCGATAAATATACCGGCGCGGAAAAGCCGAATTTAAGCAGGTTGATGGGCGTCGGCCCGTCGCTCCGCTGGTTCTTTTCCGTTATAAAATTGGCGTTAAATGATCTCATATCTTTGTGGGGCAGACATTTCTGTCTGCCATTTGATGACAGGTTGCGGCAGGTTGCGGCAGGCTTGAAAGCCTGCCCTACAAGCCTACCCTTCCATATCCGCCTCTGTCATAATATGCCGCACCCGCTCAACCTCGGCCAGGGCCTGATCGAATGCTTCCTCAGTCTCGATCCCGGCGTTATAGAGCTGTGTGGCCAGGCTGTTGATCTTGGCCGCATGCTGCTGAAGCAGCTTAAAAAGTTGTATGCTTTTCATGATTCGCCTCTTGTTTTTATTCGATGTTCGATGTTGGACGTTCGATGTTGGATGTTCATTTTTCCTATATTTCTTCTCTCAGGGTGATCAACCCGGAAAACCGGCCGGAGCTGACTTCCTGGAGCGGATATTTCGTATCCATCCACCGAACGGTATGATCCTCGGAATTCTCGTCCGTGAACGTAAACGTCTTTTTGGGGCCAACGGCCGTATCCGTAAACCAGGACTCCAGGTTGTCATGGTCGGCCTGACAAACCCGCTCCAGGTCCAGGTATATGAAATTTTCCTGCACGCCCTTGTCGTATGCATACAACTGTCGGCCCTCGGAATAATCCACCACGACATTGACCCGGGGCTGGTCGTCGATGGGATATTTCCGGCCGTCCACAAAGGTGAAGGTGGACGCGCCTTTGGTGAATTTCATTTTGGCCATCAAATGACTCCCGCACTCTGCAATTCCGGGATAATATACTGGCGAACGGTCTCCCGCCAGTCCCGGCCCGTGGAAGCCGCTGCGCCCTGGGGCAGGTTGATGATGATATCGCCCATTGATTTGTTGGTGGTCGATCCGCCGTAATAAGCGGTGGTTTGGCCGGACAGTACGCCGCCGCTCCCTTGCTCCGCGCCGGTCATGGCGGCCAGGGCCCGGGTGGTTCCGCCGCCGTCAATGGTATATTTGGCGGCCTGGCCGGACACATGGACAGACAAGTCGGTCACCTGTTTTTTGATCTGGTCGATTTTTTCGGACAGGGGCAGTTCCGGAGATCCGATGCCCACGAAGTTCAAAACCGCTTTGGTGGCGGAGAGTTTCGAGATCCACCTCACGAGATCGGCAATTTTTCCCGCGCACCATATGGCGCCCTGGGCCACCTCTTTGAATAACCAGATCAACCCCCGGAGCGGGGCCGTCAGGATATCGATATTTTCGGCAATCGAAACGATGGCCTCTCCAACCCCTTTTAGAAATCCCACAACCTGGACCTTTATGAGTTCCTTGTTGGCCTCGTACCAGTCCGTGATGCGCCAGCGCAGCTCGTCGAACGCGGGCATCACCGAGCCGATAGTCGATGCGATCCGGGTAATCCAGTCGATGGCTTCCGACAGCACATAGGTTATGACCTCGGCGGTTGATTCCGCCCATTCCCTGAGTTGACCGGATGCGGCCATGCTGTCGATTCGTGCCACCAGGGCGCCCAGCTTTTCTTCCAAAAACGCCATGACGCCGGACTCCATAACCAGGCGCTTGAACTCGGTCCAATAAGACTTGAGCGACTCCGTTAATCCCGCCCACTTGCTCTGGATTTTCTCTGACTGTCCGCCGAACCGCTCGCCCATGCCCGCGATCAGCGCCTCCACGGCCTTGCCCGCATCGATTCCCTGGTTGCCGATGTTGGCCACCTGTTCGGCGGTGAGCCCGAGTTGCTCCCGGAGAATCTCGTAGGCCGGGACCCCCCGTTCGGCTAACTGCATCAGCTCTTCGGCGCTGACCTTACCCTTGGTCTTGATCTGGCCCAGGGCCCGGGCAATACCTTCCAACGTGCCCGCCTGTCCCCCCAGGGCGCTGGTCGTGTCCACCAGCACGGTCATGTCGGCGATGGCGGGCTTCAGCCCCATTGCCCGCATCATGGTGAACGATTTAATGGCTTCGGCCGTGTTGACCGGCATTTTCAAGGCCCACTGGTTGAGCTTTTCGAACCACTCGTCCCCCTCGCCCTTGGTAATGGTGTCCAGGGATATGCGCATTTGGTCCATCCCGGACCCGGTCTCGATAAACCCGTCTGCCAGTTTTTTCAGCCCCCATCCGGCCAGGGAGGTGATAGCCAGGGCCTTGAGGCTGGTCAGGCTTTTGGCGATTTTGGACAGGGCCCCGCCCAGGCCCGCCGTGATCTGCTTGGCTAGTTTTTTCACATGGGAGATGGATTTTTTCGCCATGCTTTCCACGTTTTTGGTCACCTGGCCCAGGGCTTTTCCGGCCAGATTTTTGGCCTTGATCGCAATTTCAACGGTATTACTCGGCATGTCCGATTCTCTCGTCGCAGTGTTTGGTGCACATGGCGCAGGCATGGGCGTTGCGGCAGGGTTTCGTGCCGATCCCGGGCCCGGCCGTTTTTCCATCGCCCAAAACATCGAGCTCCAAAACCTGCAGCTTTCTCAGCATCACCCAGTCCACCTTTATTCCCAGCATGTTCGCCGCTGCCAGCACCCCGGCATAATCCAGTCCCGTGGGATGACCTAAAAGATCCCGCCGCCACTGGGTCGCGCACGCGCAAAACAACGCCAGCGCGTCTTCATTTTCCTCCATCACTTCCGGTGCTTTTTGGTTTTCTTTTGCTGCCCGGCCTTCTTTGATCCAGCGCCAGGCTTGGACGAGTTTTTTTCCGATTTCTCATCCCCGTAGGTCAGCGCCACAATCCGCTGAAACACCTGGTGGACCGTGGTATTGGGCTCGTCGTCCAGTTCCGCTGCCCGGTCCCCCATGACCATGTCGATCACCCGGTCAATCAGATCATCGACCTGGTCCGGGTCCAGCTTATCCATCTTGGCAAGGGAATATCCGTCTTTTCGCAGGCCTTTGAATTCCCCCCGGGTCAGCGGCCGAAGCCCGTATTTTTCATCCAGATCGACTTCCGGCTTTACTTGTGCATTTTCTTCCATGATTTCCTCTCTGCTCTACTCTATGCTTTTTACGTAAATGCCAGCGATAGCTCATCATCCCCGGAATCCCGGTTCAACTGGCAATCGATGCCTAAGCTCCGGATGCCGTCCCGCTCGGCCTCGTCGATCTTGGTGTACTGCGCTTTGGGCGCGCTAATGGTGCAGATGTTCCCGGCAGTACTGCCCACAACCGTGGACAGAGCGCCCTCGCTTCCGGATCGTAATTTCCCGTAAAAATCATAGGTGGCCACCAGTACTTTTTCGGGATCGAAAGTCATGACCGGCGCCCGGCTGGAAATGATCGTTGATTTATATCCGCTGTCCCGGTTGGCGTCGGGGCGCAATGCCACGGCGTTGGCCATGTCGATCTCCAATGAAGAAAGCAGGGCCGCATAAGAATCGATGGTGAACTGAGCCGCCAGAAACGCCGGGGGCTTGGTGGAATCATAGGACACCCCGGACAGCAGTGCGCCGTCAACCACACTAAAATCCGCTCCCGTGAACGCAAAGCTGAGCATGCCCGGCTCCCCGTTTTTCAAAGTCACCTTGACCGTACCCCGGGCGCCCCAGATCTTGTGGATCATGCCGTCCTCGTACAGGGCCACCGTATAGGAGCCGATGGACGAGGATGCCGGCGTATAGGTTACGGACACACCCGTCTCAACATCTTCAGCAAATCCGCAGCCCATGAGTGCCTTGCCCCATTCCGGGGCCGTGCCCGCCGTCCCGGACCCTTTGAGTTCTATGTCGAACTCGATGGTCGCGGATCTGGCGCCCGGCACCGAAGAAAACGGTGACAATGACGAGCTGCGCATGGGCCGCTGGAACATGGGCGTATCCGGCGTGAATTTTCCGTTGGCGTGCAATATCGCGTCAGCAGCAGCCAAGGTTTCGGCGGTGCCCTCTTCGCTTTCCAATTTGATCGCCAACTGGGTTTTTGCTTCTAACATAATGAAACTCCCTTTGGTTTATAGTTGATTCAGTTTACCTCTTGTTTGTCCGGTTTATTTTCATTCGATGTTCGATGTTGAACGTTCGATGTTGGACGTTCATCTTTTTTATCGATCACCGTAGTAACTCCTTCCCGACTCTCATCCTTGATTTTCTGCGAATTATCGGCCATTGTGCCCTCCTTTAGTTTTCAGGTTTCAGTATTTCCTGACACCTGACACCTGACACCCGTCCTACGTTGCAGAGTAAAGCAGCGACTGCCCGGTCTCATACTCCGCCGAATATACGGAAATCCCGCCCCCGAACCATACGGCCGCTTGCCGGATCAGCTTGAACGGAAAAATCTCCAGAGAAAGCTGCTTCGCATACAGCACATCCCGGACGGCATCGAGCATGGCGTAAGTTCCGGGATTGCCGGTACCGCCGCGCCGGGCCTCTTCCTCTTTTCGCAAATTCTTGTCGCACACGAAAATATAATACGTCATCTTCTCGGTTTTCCGCGATCCGTGTTCCGTGTACGTTGACCCGCCGTAGACCACATATATGGCGGGAAACAGGGCCACCAGGCGCTTGATATCCTCTTCTTCCAGCTCTCCCTGGTAGGATTTTACAGTGCGCACGCCCAGGGACGCCTTGAGCACGTCAACCGCCGTGATGACGGCGTCTTCGATCTGTTCGACGGTATAGCTGGCCATCTGGTTTCTCGCTTTCTAGTAATTATCCAGGCTGCCCGCAGAGCTGTCCGATTCCCTGCCGATGGAAAAAATGCGGTCGCTTTTGCTTCGGGTGGTTTCCACACCGGCATCCGATGACGGGTCCGGGGAATCGCTTCCCAGGGACAGTTTGCCTTTGGCGATTTCCCCCAGCAGTTTCCGGTCCGTATCGCAGCGCTCTTTTCGTGTTTCCGGAATCGTGAGATGCGGCCGCCGTCCGTACAGGTTGCAGATGGCCAGATCCACGCTCATTCGGCGAACCATACCGGGCGTAGATGCCAGGGGCAGACTGTATCGAAGAGACAAAAACGAATCGATCTCGTCGTCCGCATCTTCGATAGCGCGATCCACATTGCCGGTATCCACCGCGCCGACACCGTCGTCATCGGTCAGCTCGATCAGGATCTCTTCGGGAATCTGTTTCTCTATGTCACTCAGTTCGCAATAGGGCATTATTTCTTATCCTTGGGCTTGCCCGCCGATTGTTCGGAGGACTTTTTCTCCTGAACCGGCCTGACGCTCTTTCCAAGCAATTTCGCTTGTTCTTCGGTCAACTCGATTTCAACACCCGGAGCGTAAATTTTGGCTTTTTTATCGCCTTTTTCCCCATGCTTAATATGGGTTCCCTGCACAATGTATCTCGGCATTTTTTCTCCTTTCAGATTTAAGGTTTCATCGGTGCGGTTTGAGTTTTTATGCCACGGCATCCTCGATGAAATATCCCAGGTCGCTGGCAATGACATGCTCGTCCGAATTCCAGGCCACCTTGAAGTAATGGGCACCTTTAATCCCGCGTTTTTTGTCGAAGTCCCGCTGGGTCTGACGCAGCATTTCGCAAATCGTTAAGCCGAATGTAATAGATTTGATTCCTGGATTTCTCATAACATGGAGCGCCGCGCAATGTTTCCCCCAAAGCCGGGTATACGTCGCCGTCTGACCCTCTTTGGAGGTAATATACCGGCCCCGGCCCACCAGAATCCGTTCAACTTCCATCAAAGACGCAACTTCCGACTTGGTAGCCAATCCGCCCGGAGATCCCTGGTACCGGGTAGCGCCCTTGACCGCGTCCAGAACTTCCGGAAGGGCTCTGTATTTCATCCAGGCTTCGGCCCCGAACACCAAGGTGTTGGCCCGAAGAAAGCAGGTCTCCACGGCTGTGAGAACATCCTGGACCGGGTCGTCCGCATTGCCGCCCCACTGGCCAGTGCCCGAAAGTTGAGTCTTGTTGCCCACCGGATACGTCGCCGCACTGAACACAATGTCCACAACCCTTTTTTCCTGGGCGACATCCATGAGCAAGTTTACGAAATCGTTGGTATCGACTTCCGGAGAGAGCGGATTGTCCGCATTGTCGATGGTCTCCTGGGGCAGCCAGTCTCCCAGGGCATGATCTTTAACCGAATAATTGTCTTCAGCGGTTCCCCAGTCCACTTCATTGGGAAGCGCTTTGGGGCCTATGGAATCATCCACCAGTTTGAAGCTGTCTTCTTTGTTGTATTTAATGATGATATCCGAACGCTTTCCCACTTTCACAGTGGGCATTACTTCCGTCCAGATCATTTCCTCATTCCGGTATTTTATCGACAGATTCGACAATACCGCATCTACGTGCAGATCGGTTGGTTCAGGCATGATATTTTCCTCCTCTTGGGCTTTTCGCCCGGGTTAATTTATTCGCTCATGACATATTCCAGGAAAAATATGATTTTTCCGGCGGTCAGATCATGTGTGGCGATAGTTAAGGTGAGCGTCCGTGCTGCCGTCAATTTTACCATTGTAGCAGCCGTACCAACCGGGACCAACTCGAACTGGCCAGACAGGGTATCGGCATCCACTGCGGACAGCAGATCGTTACCGGTATTGGCCTTCAGGGCTATGGTGCCATCGTTGCTCTCACTTTCGCATGCCGTGATGACATCGCCGAATCCCCTGACGACAATGGCATTGTCCGGCAGGTCAACTTCCAGGCTGATATCGCCCACTGCGCCGCCGTGTTCGTCGAAATCATAAGTGGCCCGGGCCAACCCCTTAAATGTTATTCCATCGACTCCGGCCGGAGAATTAAGCACTCCCTGTGCCAGCAAGACCGGTATGATGTCGTCGGCCACGCCCGATGCGCAGGCAAACCCGATAATATTTTGACCCAATATGGCGGCAACGCCTTTGGCGTTGGCGTCCGATGTGATTGGGCCTCCCCTGGTCACCGTACCGCCCAGTTTCAACCGGCTGATACCGGACATCATCACCCGAACCGGATCGTCCGCAGTGTCCGTGATATGCTGAAATATTGCCAGCAGGTTGTCGGTAGCACCCGTGGCGACGCTCATGGTGTCATCATCCGCCCCGAACTTGGCAATGGTAAATGCCGTGGCAATCGCCGCCGTACATTTGACTTTTTTCTCGATTCCCGATGTTTGACCTATCATGATTTCTCCTCCTTAATGAGCTGATAATTTTTATCAGCGGTTTTTAAAAAGATCCGGATGTTTTCCCGACACCGCGATAACAGCGTCTTTGTAGGATACTTCTTTGTTTTTCTCCTGAAAATCCGCGATCAATTGATCGCGTTTTTCCGCATCGCTCCCGTCGCCGACATCGAGATCACGTTTGGCGATCTCTTTAAACGTAATGAGCTTAGGAATCTGGTTTTCGAAAAAGTCCTTGAGCCAGTCATAATGGCTCGATTTTTTCTTTTCCTCTCCGAACTCGATAACATCGCTGCCGGCCGCCAGGAATTCCATGATTTGAGGAAGCCCAGATTTAACCCAGGCGGGCGCGATCTTGCCTTTCTTAACCATATCCTCGCACCAGGTCGAGATATCTTGATTATGGGCCTCACGCTGCGCCTGCTTGGTTTTTTCGGCGAACTCGGCGATTACTTTTTCCCGTTCCGCATCCGCCGCTTCTTTTTTGGCCTTTTCGATGTCCGCCTCTGTAAATGAGGAAACTTTCTCCTTGCCGGTGGATTTTGACTTAAAAAGGTCCGGCACTTCCACGTCCGGATCTTCTTCGGCCTGCTTCCAAAATTTGAAAAGCTCCATAAATTCACTAAATTTCATCTTGGCCTCCTTTCGGTATTCACCGATGTTAAATTTTTTACGAAATTTATTTAATCGCTCATTGATAATAGAGCGTTCCTGAGAAGTATACTGAGCCAGGTTGTCCGCCTGGCCCCAGTAGCTTGCGGCTGTCCGGGTCTGGTTTGCATCCGGGCACGGATACCGATAATTCACCGGGTCCAGAAACTGATCGTCGGGCACGTTTTTCCACTGGCCCGGTTTGGTCACGTGGCCGCCGTCTTTGACGGCGATTTTGTATTTTTCGGATCTGGCATCCTGCGCGGCTTTGTCTTCTTTGGATGCCGAGAACTCAAATGTGAGCATGGTTTCACCGTCATCGAATTTTAGATCCGCCAATCCCTTGACTGCAGGCGGCGCAGCGCCCAAAAATCCCACATGCCTGAGCCTGCCGTCCGGATAAAAACTGGCCGACCGCTTCTTGAAAAGACCCTGTTTGGCGATTGCCTCGAATTCCGGAACCACGTCTCTGACTTTGGCCAGCAGCCTATTTCCGGATTGTTTCAGTCCCTGCACCCATCCGAACGCAGGGGCATTATCTTTGGGATGGCCCACCACAATGGGCGGTTCGTGATATGACGGATTGAACGTTTCAACGGCCCGCGCAATCAGCGCGTTACCGTCATGTTCTCTTCCGCCACTGTCAATCTGTTTGCCCCCGCGAAAAATTTCTATCCAGTCGCCAAAGCCTTTAAAGTCCATTTTTCCCCCTAACCCCATTGTCGGTTACCATCGGCGGGCTCCCATCTTCAAAATGTTTTATTGTCTTTTCAGACAAAAGTGCACCTTCGCCATCATAAACCTGCTGGCGAATAGTGTCGATAACATGTCCATCGAAATATCCATACTCATCCACGCGCTTTGATATCAGGATGCCGTCTACATCTCTTGTTTCTTCGATCCAGGTCTGAACCTTTCCGTCCTTATCCTTGACAACATTGATTGATGATGTAAATTCTTCCACAGACTCGATTTCCTTATGACAGTACGGGCAGATCATTGAGCAATCCTCCATTTGTCGGTACCAGGTTTTGAGTTAAACGATATGCATTCGCATGCTTAAAGTGTCCCAAATAGGACATGATCGATTCTCTTGTAGCACTCCGGTCGAATATCTTCTGCTTCAGATGATTCACCACGCGCCGCCGCACGAGAATATAAAACGGCCTGACGATATACCCAAGATAATCGATGCCATTACCGATCGGGATGATGGCCGTTTTCTTTTCGTTAAGATCAAGATCCAGGATACTTTTCAAAAACGCATCGACCTTTTCGTTCCATACTTTCAGTTGCTCTTTATTTTCGTGTAGAATCAGAGCATCGTCCGAATAGCGCATGTAATACCGGCATTTCAGATCATGCTTTACAAATTGATCCAGCTCGTTTAAATACGCGTTCGCAAAAAATTGACTCGTTAAATTGCCGATCGGCAGCCCCTTGTTTTTATCCTGCCAGAAGAGCGATTTGTGTTTAGGCACATACTGAAGCAGATCATTTCCCCTGGTCATCCGGCAATTTTCAGTACAGTCATTGAAAATAATTATTTCGGACAGCCAGATCATGTCCGAATCGTCAGTATATTTTTTCAACAGTCCGAACAGAATATTTTTGTTAATAGTAACGAAAAAGGATCTCACATCCAGTTGCAGACAATATGCCATGCGCGAATTGTTTCGGGTTACGCTCCGGGTAAATCCCTGCAATCGCTTAACTGCTGCGTGGGTGCCTTTATCTTTGCGACACGCATAGCTGTCATAAATAAATTTGGGCTCTGCCATCGGCTCCAAATGATCCACCAATACATGATGAACCACGCGGTCCCGGAAGTCCGCAGCGAATATCTCTCTGAGCTTGGGCCGGTCCACCACAAAACATATGGATCTTGACGGGCGATATGTCCGGGCGTTCAACTCTTCTTCCAGGCGCAGCAAGTTTTGCTCCGCATCGATTTCAAAGGCGAGCTGGTTGATGGTGTTTCTTTTATTTTTACGGCACTTGAGATAACTGCCGTAAAGCTGTTTATATGTTAACATCCCTGGACATCCTCGGCACAGACGAACGTAATACTTATTCGTCTGCTTATTGTTGTTGTTCACGTTCCCGTTGTTGAAATTCACGTTGAATGAGTTCGTTGTGTTGTCGGGACGCGTAGACGCTTTGTTTGTTTACTTTAGATCTCGGCATCGATCTCTTTTGAGTACGAAACCGCGATAATTATATGCCCCCTGGGCGAAACAAACGCAGGATAATTATGGCTCTCTCGATCCGCCTTCCTTCAATGCGA